ACCTCGCCACTAAGTTTCCATTAAAGGAAACATCGGCCACAAATTTGAAGTTAGGTTGCGCCACGTTGGTACTCGACAAAACAAACGTAATGGGATTGCCCATCGTCGTAAATGTTTGCGGATTTGATTCTATCGTTATTGCCATATCATTTAGGTAATAGAACTGCAACGGCTTGGCCTGCCATGTAATCGGCCATGTTCTCCGCAAGTTCAGTTAATTTTTCATCAGTTAAATAAGGTTGCACGAATGGTTTTGCCTTGATTCCGTACATATACACCAAGCGTCTATATTTGTCAGCGATTTGCTCCAACGTTTTTTCGTTTCCACCCGAATTCATAGCCTTGAAGGTTACCCACTTTTTGAAGGCTTCCAATGGTGGCATTTTATCACGATACTGGAAAGGTGAATTAGGAGCACCTTGACCACCCCTTGCACCACGTACTCCATACTCCTGAAACTTCCAATAAAAATCCGCTTCAATTTCTACTTGGTAGCCTTGACCAAAACGTTTAACGGGTAACGGTAAAATGCTTTGGCGCAAATTACCCGTTGACCTCATCCCATTTTTGTCGATGTTCGCTTGGAATCCTTTAATAGCTTCGTTGCACCAATCGGTTAATACCTTGGATGCACCCTCAAAATTCATATCTACTTCGGTCGGTTTCAACCCGACTGCTTCAATATCTATAAATTTGTTTGCCATACTTATTAAATGGGTAAATCAAAAAAGTTACCCATTCGCTCGACGCTTTATTTCAAAGGCTTCATGCTTGCTTTTCTCAACTTGGTAACTTGCATAGTTCAAGAACTCAATCGCAGGAAGTTCAAATACTTCATTCCATTTCAACACATCGCTCCCGGCTAATCTATCAATTACAACGATCCATCCGTAACGCTCGGTGAATCCTGTTCCAATATCAGGCCGTCCATCTCCGCTTTCAAGTTCTGCATTTCCTTGTCCAAATAGGTTGGTAAATCTTCGAGCAACCTCACCCAACTGCCCAAAAAAAAAGCGGACAATCCCAATGCTTCAACGGCTAACATCTTTTCCTTAACCAACGTCGCACGCTTTGAATGGTCCTTACCGTTGTACTTTTTAGGAAACCAACCGAACTTCGTTTCACGTAGTAACGATGCAACGCACAAATGCAAGTTCTTTACACCGTCCTCTTTCGTCTTATTCCACTCACTAATTTCCACGAATTGAGCAGTGTTGATTTCATCAAAGAATCGGGTTACATAGTAACGATTTCCGTCAATCTTTACGAATGATTTGAACGGTTTGAACGGCTCTTTCTCTAACTGCTTGGCAATGGCTTCATATCGTTTGCGTAAGTCAATCAAAGGATAGTTATCCACCTCATCGAATCCGTTACCCTCAACGATTGCAACTACCGAGCGCATATACTCCCACCCTTCCAAGTGGTCAAGATCGGCCAAAAGTTGGTACTGACCAACCGTTAATTTTTTCCAAATGTTATTGTATTGCATATTTACCTCTATTTTTTTCTGCTAATTTATTAAGTGCCAAATACCTCAACGCATCCATCCCGTGGTTAAACGAGTCGATGGGAACGTTGGTAGCGTTCCCGTCCTTTTCCTTCCACTTGTAAGCGTTCAATTCTTTGAGTAAGTTGGTTGATCGGTTAGTTACGTTAAGCCTAAATCGTTTCAAAATATCAATCCCATTCAAGATACTATCTTTCCCCTTGTTTGCGCCTTCAATGCGCCAACCCATGCGCCTGATTTCCTCGATGCTTTTCGGTTCTGCTGAATCCGCCACAATGGTAACGCTTCTATCTATCCCCGATTGGTTAAAGAATAAACTAATATCTTGGTTTGTGTACCCTTTGTGATACATTACCTCGTCAATGATTAACTCACCATTGTAACGGTATACTCCAACAACTGCGGTCGGGTCGTTGGTAAATCCGAAGTCCATACCGTAACCAATCAAATGCGCATCGCTTGGTATCGTTCCAATCGTTCCCCAGTTCCGGTAGATTAACCCTTCAATCTTTCCGGTCATGCCACGGGCGTACACCTTCCAAAGTTCTTCATCCTCGCTCCTAATCGCTTCGATCTTCTTACGAATAATATCGGGTAAAAAAGGATTGTGGCGGTGGTCTGAAATAATCAACTCAACACCTTCCTTTCCTATCAATTTATCATGAACCCAAAACCGAGCGTTAGGGTTGTAGTCAATGTAAACTTGCTTCTTAGTTCGCATCGCAAGTTCGGAGTATATTTCATAACTAACCCCGTTCGCTTCATTCAAAAAGAAATAGTCACGTTTTCCGCTCTTTGCATCCTGGGAATCTTGGTAGCTTTTGAATTCTATAATTGAACCGTTATGAAACGTGTAGATACGATCGCTCGCATTGTACCCTTTAATCCATGATTGAATATCGGGCGAACTTGCTACAATGGTTTGCATATCCCTAAGCGCACCACTTTTAAGGTTAGGCACGTCCTGACCTACAACGCTAATCACTTGGTCATTTTCTCCAATCGCTTTTAAGCATAGCACTTGTAATATCGAGTAAGTTTTCCCCGAGCTTGTACCGCCTTGGTTAACGATAACCTCGGCAGTTGAATTGTAATTGCGATCGAATATGACAGACGTTTGAAACATCAATCAAGAATAATTGCATCCTCACTATTTGATAGGTCGATAGGACTTGAAATGGTGGCTACGTGTATTTCTGCTTTCGGCATCGATATTGTACTATCAATCGTTTCTTTCGGCTTACCATAAACACGATCAAAAAGAACTTCCATCAAGTGAATAGAACCCCGACTCAAATCACGCTCCATCTTTTTGCTAATCATTTTCAACCAAAAGGGCACATCGTCTCTTTCGCCTAATTCACTGATTTGTCGCTCTGTCATGCAAAGCATTGCCATAATCATTTCGTTGGCTTGACTACTCGATAGCTGAACGTTAAATTCTTCAATGAATAGGTCCTTGATTACGTTACGCAAAGCCTTCGGACGTCCATTCCGATTGATGTTTTCGGGATGGCTTCCAAATCCGTGCGGGCTTTTGCCCTTCAAATGTTCACCGCTTGGCATCAGATTTCAATTTTGTTAACGATTTCTTTCAACTTCTGCATACACATAAGCTTCAACTCGTAATCGGTAGCACCGCCCACGTTCACATGATCAGCAGTTTCGGCTATATCCATCAACAAATTGGCAATGGAAGAGTAAAGCTCCACCGCACTAATTGCCTGATCGATTACGTCGTTTTCTTTTGTCGTGGTCATATCTGAAACGCTTTAACATCTTTACCTTTCAATGCTTCGATTACGTCTTTGTTATTATCATAAAACATATTTAAACCAAGCGATAAAACCTTTTCAACTTTTGCTTTGTTGCTTCCAGTTGCAAACACATTGCTCGGACTGATTCCCAACTCCTTCGCTTTTTCTAACATATCACTGCCTACTTCGTGCCGTGCTGAAACGATATACAATTCGTTGTTTGGGTTATTCCTAAACCTCGCTACTCGCATTCCCTTTTCAGTCGTTAGGGTATCGTCGAAATCAAAACCTACTTTCATACGTCCAATTCTTTAAGCTTTGCTTCACTCCAACGAAGTCCAGCTAAACCACCCCACAAAAGATAGGAAATATATCCACAGTCGGTAGGCTTTCCAGTTTCATAATACGTCTTTGCACGGCTCAAATAGGAGTACATTCGTTTTATAGTGGAAACGCTTAACGGCTCACCATTTGCAAGCTGTTGCGCTCGAACCTTACCGACCTGGGTAGCGCACTGATTACCGTTCTTTTCGTTCAGTTCAATACCTCGCTTGGCATTGTTCTTCACCGCTTCGGGATAATCGGAATGGCTTTCAAACTTTGCGTAGCTTTCCTTACGGCTCAAAGCATTGCACACCGCTAAACGTTGTATTGGGTCTTCATATTCCGTTTTCATGACTGTGTTAATCATGCAACGATCCATGAATTCATTTTTTGATTCGTCTTGGTTTCTTTTTGGTAGTGGCATCGGTTGTTTGTTTAGTGTTCACAATTTCGGTTGGTTCACTTTCCGTGAACGTTTCTTGAATAAGTTGCTCATGGATTGCTTTATGCCTACTGTCAAGTTCAGCATCGTAATGGTTCATGATCGTGGAGAATGCGTTAACGGTACACGCTTGGCATCCACCCGTCCAACGCTTACCCATTACTTCGCTCCATACCCCACCCATTAACGCTACTTGTTCAGGTGAAAGTCTTAATGTCTTTTCGTTTTGGAACTGAACCCATTTAGGGTACAATGGTTCTAACCGCTTCAACTGTTCGTCGGTCATTCTGTTAGCTATTTTCATATTTTTTCATTTCACGTCTTAAATAATACATTGCTTTTATCAAATCCTCTTTTGGATTGTCGTGTTTGTAGTTTGCCCTGGCGGTGTACTTAATCACATTGCCGAGGTTGAAGTTCAACTCAAAGGCATCGATTAGGTCAATCGGTTGCACCTTTCTATCGTAGTGTTCAGGGTTCATCGGTAAATCCTATCTATTAAAAAGTACGCAATAATACAAGCCATGAAACCGCACCCAATCGAATACACGAAAAGGTTTACAAATAGTATGACATTGTTTTGGTAATAAGGTATCAATGAAAAATCAACCGTTGAAAAAAAAGAAATCGATGCAGTCCAAAACGAAAGGCATACAAAACAGTTGAACGGCTTAAATCCGATCTTATCGCCAATGCCCGTAAGCTTGGTAATCGTTACCCCTGCACACGCAGAGAAAAACGCAATGAATAAAATTTGTAAGTAAATCATTTTAATTTTTTTTTTAATTTGTCTTTAACCGTGTTAATGGTCAATCTAATACTGTTGTATGGTATCGTGGTCGAGGTGCTAATACGTCGCATATTTTTGGCTTCTACATAAACCATAAACAAATTGCGCTCGTACCAATGTAGTTCAGCAATCGCTTCTTCAATCGCTTCCATTTGCTTGGATGTTTGAAGCTCGCTTTCATGGTCGTATATTTCAGCAATCACTTCAACACGGGTCCAATCCACGTCAACACGTAACAACCGATCACGATACTTCTGATCCCACAAAGAACCCTTACCCAAAAACAAACGATAGATTAACGATAGCACATACCACCGATGACCGCCCGAATGCCAAACTTCCCAAAGCTTTGCATCCTCTTTTTCAAGTAATGCAAGTAACATTTCTTGGTATAAGTCTTCACCGTCGAAGTGCGTACCCCTCACAATGTCGTAACATGACTTACGATAGGATTGGTGTTGGAGTACGTCTGCGATCAGTGGGTGCATACTTATTGAATGGGAATTTTTAGAAAGGTAACCCGTCGTCTTCGGGAACGAACCCCGCCTTTGTTAGTGCTGGGTGAATTTCGATATTTGACGCTTGTTGCATCGGTGCATCTTTCGCCTTCCATTTTACCCAATGGGTAGCTTTGCTCTTTTGGTCAACCTCTTTGCGTTGCCCTACAAAAACCTCAATATCCCCGTATTGGTTGGTGGGTAAATCGAGCAAATCTTGTTTTTTCAGTTGAACCTTCACCCCGTACTGGTTCGCCCAACCTTTGCCTACATACTTTTCGTTTTCCATATTTTTAAATGTTTGAATAAATTGCTTGAAAATCAGGTGCAATGTAATTACGTTCTTTATCCTTCACTTCACGAATGTAATTCAATCGCATTAAATAACCGCCGATTGGTTTACCATACGCACCCCGTTCAACGTGCCAACCGAAAGCCCCATCGGTGAACTCGTCCTTGTAAGTCGATGTACGGATGTCGTGCTGAATGCGTTGCTTCACTTCGTACGGTGCTTTATCCCCGATCGTTTCTTTGATGTTGATGTGGTGGTAAAGTTCGTGAACGTGCCCCATCCAAAGAACGTCTGCACCGTCAACCTGTGCGCCCATGCGTTGGTGTTGAATAACTCCCTTGGTTACCACACCACCGCCACCGTGACCATGGTGGTATTTCAGTTTGAAATTGAGTGAAGTCTTTGATGTTGCACGGCCTACGTTAAACACGATCCAACCTGCATACCCACCATTGAGGACCTTTGCACCGGTCTTGTAATTGAGTAACGAAACAAACCGCTCGGTTAGGTCTATTTCGTGACGTTTGCTTACTGCCGTTTCGTGGTTACCGTACCCTACAAAAAGCAAATGGTGAGCGTATTTCGCCCACCATTCAACCGCTTCGTTCACAACCAAGTCAAAGTAATTCCCGCCTTGATGTTCCGGCCGAATATCGTCCTTACTCGCTCGTTTGTCGTACTTGCCCTGCATGATACAAAAGAAGTCGCCATTGATTAGAATTTTCGCACCCAGGTTAATTGCTTTCTCGATGTGTTCTTGCAGAAGGTCACGACGGCATTTAGGATGATCGAAGTGCAAATCGGAAAGCAGAAGGAACTGATCTCCGTCTGTGCATCGGATTGAAACGATGTTGCGCCCGTACTTGGTTGTTTCCATGATTATGCTTTAACGATTGAAAGATAATACTTTGCGTCTTTCTTATGGCTTTCCTCATAGCTTTTTAACAAATTCTTTTTAAACAAGCTTTTAAAGTGAGCGTCTATTTTTGTGGATTTTAGAAATACTTTGTGCCATGGTCGGTAGGTAGCGTTGCAAAGTGTTTGATGTAGATATTGACGTAAACAACGCATTTCAACTTTCATGTTAAGATACTGTTGCATGAAGTAATCGCCTTCGTAACGATGTTCTCGATAGGTATTACAGGCGCACCGAAGTGAACGCTCGTAATTGTAAATCCACTCGAACCATTCCAGCTCTTGCCCTATTTCAAATCCATAGGTATTGAATTTTGATTTGTTGAATGGGTGTTTCATAGCTTTTCAATTTCTTGTTTAACTTCCAACCAATAATCAACCCATTTAGAGTTTGCATTAGATACTGTTTCAGTATACTCATCATCCATTTTCATGAACTCAAATATATCATCCACTGCTACAAATGCGCATTCTTTTGCCAATGGCTTGCAAAATTTATATCGGTGTGAAGATGTAAAGCTTTCAGATAGTTGCAATCTTTTCGCAAATACCGAGTAATATTGATCAACCAATTTATATGCTTTCTCTTTTGGCTTCATGTTTCCGTGATAGTGATTTGGTGTTGGTTTTCGATCAGTTTCTTTTTCAGTTTGTACAAAGGTGTGCGCATTCCCTTCACGTCCTCGATTATCGTCTTGCTTAACGTTTTGTCGTAGTAAACGAAGTCGGCTTTGTACGTGAACATTTTTTTGCCCTCTAAGGCGAAAACAAAAGGCACTTGAAGGTGTATATCCAACACCTCTCCGTTCGTCGCTCTATGCGTCAGAAAAACGTATCTATCGGCTTCCTTCTTACTATCGAAGGTGATGCCGTTCACCTTAGTTTTTTTATTGTTGTATTTTGGGCGTTTAATCATCGTTGAACATTTCACGCATATCGTCGAAATAATTCTGCTCCGCATCCCTTGCCCATTCTTCGGCCATTTCTACCATGTCGGAATGTTCGTCTTCGTTTTGTTCGTAGGGTTCACCGTTGCGTCTTACTTCGAGAATCTCCCAATCGTGTGGATCTTCGGTATCAACAAGGACTTTAAATTCAATATCCCCGTCTTCGGTTTCGAGCGTAAGCCAATCTGTTAAGTTCATAAGTTTGTTTTTTGGTATTACAAAGATAGTAATGAAATCGAATTGTGCAACTTATTTTTAAGAAAGTCCATAAATATTTTCTTGCTTCTTTCTCATGTACGCAACTAACTGCGGTGTCTTTTCATAACTCGCTACAAAGTGATCATGGCTTACCTTATCGAAGTAACCTAACTGGTTGCGTAAATCCTCTTCCGTTGGGAACTGATCAAAGAACAGTTTGCAAGCATAAGCACAGGCGGTTGGATTGCTTCTGAACTCGTCGCTTTCGTCACGGGTTAGAAACGCATTGAACATTTGCGAAAGTGAAAGTCGTTTGCTCATTTCGAAACACCACTCACGTTGATCGTGTGAAAGGTTGTAACCGCAGTACTTGTAAATTGCTTCGTAGGTAGGCGCACCGAAGTCAAAGAACTTGGTCATGTCCTTTCCCTCTTCATGATATTGTCGGTAGCTTGAAATTATCCACGCTTTGCGTTGCTCGATTGGATAGTTACGTGAGAACTCCGCTCCTGAATGCGTGATCTTTTGTTCGGACTTATTGAAGCGCACGATGTAGTTACCCACCCATTGCACGATTAAACGAATGGAAGGCTTGAAAGCGTCGGTGCTTTCCTTACGTCCGTTCCTTAACGCTTGCTCGAATTGTTCGGTGGTTAAGTTGGTGTAGGTTTCCAGGTCTTCTTCAAGTGTTTCAACCTGTCGCATAATTCCTTCATCCATTGCTACGTTGTTACCGAAGTATGAATACAGTTTAAGCAGTTGCTTTGTCAGGTACTCGGTTCGGGTTGCTTGGTTCATTTCTTTGATTTTCATATCGTTTTTTTTAAGGTTGTTTTCCGTATCGTTTTTCTACCACCCATTTTGCGATTTCGTCGTCGGTCATTTGGTTGGCGTTTAGCTTTTGCTCTTTTGGTTTGTTGATCTTGTTCAGGTCAATGCGTTTTATCCAGTGTGCAAAGTGTTTGAATGAATCGCTTTTGAAGTGGTACATTTTGCTTTCAAGTTCTTGATAGTTCACAAAGGTATCGACTGCCGAGCGTATTTGTTCTACCGTGTAATTGGTTGCTTGTTTGAGGTTGAATATGTGGTGTTCTAATTGCTCGTTAATGTACCCTTTGCAGTCACTTGGTTTCAAATTTTGAAAGGGCTCTTTAATAAATCTACTACTACTACTATTATTAGATTCTTTATTTTTGATTCTTTCTTCTTTCTTATTTATGTGCACGGATTCGATAAAATTTTTTGATAGCATTTGTTCATTTTCTTTTATCGTATTCGTTTCGAATTGTGAAATGCTAAACGGATTCGCTAAAATTTTTTTATCGAATGTGATTCGAATAATGGGTGCTTGGTTCTTCTTTCCTTGCTCTAAAATTGCTATCAATCCCTTGTTTTGTAAGCCTTCCAAAGTACGGTAATAGGTCGGATGGGATAGGTTCAAATGTGCCGAGGTTGTTCGGGTAGGCAAACCGAATAAATCCGATTTAAGCGTGTTTTGTAGGTTGATAATAACAAACATCAAAGCGATTTCGTTTGTCGTTAACATCCCTTCCTTAATGATCGAATTCAGGCGAAAATTGTAATCGATTAGGTTCATAAATAATAAACCCCACCAAGAACGGTATAGCGGTACACGTTCAAGGCAGGGTTCTTAGGTTTTATTGAAAGGCAAATCCGCTAATTTGCTTTTGTTTCTGCTTCAAATATAACACTATTTTTTAAATAAGCGAAATAAATGTGCGCCAATAAATGAGTTGGGCGCAATTAAAAGCGACCCGTAAATAGAACATTCGGAATATCACGATAGTTTACCGTGTGTTCATTGATATATTTAGCGGCATCATTCTGCGCTTCACAAGCACCTTCCTGCCAACACTTTTCAGCAAATTGACGAAGTATCTCTACGCTTGCCGCTAAATTTTCACTTTGCATTAATTGTTCTGCAATATCTTGTAATTCTTGTTCCTTTTTATCCATTTTGTTTGAAGATTAACTGCGCCCAACAGCGGTTTAGCGCAATGCCGCTGAGAGTGCAGTGGTTAATAATTGATTTTAGTGTATGCGGCACTGCGCCAAGCCGCAAACCGTTAGGTGCAATGCTAATCCAAGACACCTGCCAACCAAATTGGACAAAATATAAGCCAGTACAAAAATCGTTCTTGTAAACTGACTGCTAAGTTGTCTTTACCTATTGTTTTGCAATCATTCCTCCAAACCAAATAGAATGGGATAAAAAGAACAATTTGCAATAATACACATATAAATATTTTGTTCATTTTGTTTCAAATTGTGAGAAGCACTGCACCTAACAGCAGTTTGGCAAAATAGCCACATATACTTCTCGGTTAATAATTAAATTTGTGCAGGTGGATACTTCGCCAAGCTGCAAAACGTTATGATCCACAACCAAAACATTCAAAACTTGAATCGGTCGGACGTTCAGGGTATTCAACCGATCGAAGGAGTTGCTTAATTTCGCTGATCTCTTGACGTAGCATCATTTCTTCATCGCATAACTCACCCGTTAGTTGGTTCTCTAAGTAACTCATTTTCCATTTTAAGGCTTCAACGTCCTGTTTGTTCTGTGGTTTCTGATATTTCATATTCTATTCATTTAAGTATAAACTTCCATTTGGGCTATCCGGAAAGAAACCACTCGTTCCTCTGCTCCTTTCGGTAGCCTTAACATAGTCAACCTCTACCTTTGCAGAATTTACAATGACCTGGGCCACGTCTGCAATAGCTTTGGCACGATCTAATTCAAGCGGTTTGTCCTCATCTAACAAAGCTTCCAGTGTTGAGAATAAATGATTTCTCAAATCTTCGATTTTATTTTTTGGCATTTATTTGTTTTTTTAATTTTGATAAAACTTTCATTGTAAATTGTAACTCGGGGTCGTATCGTTGAATGGTATTGCGTAACATCAAATCTTTGCGACTAACCAATTCAAGGTTTTCAATAGTTAGGTTCTTGTTGTTTCTATCTTTGAAAATTACCGCATATCCTCTCGGTACTTCCCCATGCTTTTGATTCCAAAGGTACACGTGTTTTTGAATATACTTGCCATTTACTTTGATCATTGTATAACCTTCTACATCAACTCGCTCCGATCCATCAGGCTTCCAGTTATGTGGCTTCGATCCTTTTGTAAACATGGTTGCTTTAACTTTTTCGTAAGTTTCTGCATCCATCTTTTTACCGTAATTGTGTGGCTTTCGTCCTTTGGCAAACCTTCCAACCTTTCCAATTTCTCTTAATCTATCCCCTTGCTTTTTTAATTCTTCACTTCTAAATTTTGCATCTTTGTTTAAGTCCGTTCGGTGAGCAAAATTGTAAACAGTTGAAACATTAAATCCGAGGTGATCTGCAATATCTTTGGAGTATTGAAATGGGTAATTATTCAGGATGTACTTCTTCTGTTCCTCCGTCAATCTGCGTTGCTTCATTGAATTGGGTTTCAATTTGATTTAATACGTCTTCCAGAACGGCCATTTGTGCCGGATGCCACGTTGCAAGCGCACCCGTAACCGCATCAATACCTCGGCTTATTTGCATCATAAGTTCCTCATCCTCACCCCAAAACGCTACGGAAAGCGTGTTGAGGTAAATAGACAAGTCATGTTCTAATAAGTTCAATCGGTTCTTCAAAGATTGACGGTAGGCATTGGTTCGTTTCAAGTCATCCAAGGTTTCCGCTAAGGCTTGCATAAGTACCACGGCACGGGTAATGGCTAACTGTTCTTTGGTTGGATCGGGGTAATTCATAGTGCAGTATAGTTGTAAGTTTTGGAAAGTTCAAAACCAACTCGGTTAATCAGGTGCATGGCTTGGAGTGCCTTGTAAAAGTCTTTATGCTCGATGCACTGGGAACGCAATCGGTACAACCGTTGCATTCGTTGGTTCAAAATATCGAAACGGCTAACCCTTGAAAGGTCAAGTTTCTTTGCGGTGTATTCAGCGTTTAAGTGTACTTCCATAGCTTTTAATTTAATGCCTTGAATGAAGTCGATTAGTTGTTGAGGATTTGGTTTCATTTCATTGTTACTTTTAAGGTTGTTGTACTTCTTTTGATTGGTGGGGTAATGGTTACAATTTCACCGTTACCGTCCACAATGTTTTCAGGCTTGGTCAGTGATCGCAACCACTTCTCACGTGCTTTCAGCATTTCGGTTGCACGTTCAACATTCTCCTTCAAAATAATCCATTCAATATCGTTACATCCTTCGTAGTCGTACTTAACTCCCATTTCGGAAGTCGTGGCCACCGCTCCAAACATTTCAGCCGTTTTCCCGTGCTTTTCTTGTTCGCCTATTGCAAGGTATTGGGTATCGCTCAAAGTCTGTTCTAATGCCTTAATAATCATCCGTGCTTTGATTGCAAACTCCAACGGGTTGATATTACCATCTTCAATTTGAATCCGGAACTCTTGGTGCATCAGTTCAACTTGCTCCCGTCCAGTTACAGACGAAAGTAAGTTATTTGATTGGGTAATGATATTATCCATGATTGAAAAAGCTATTTTTGATTGATTGATAGAATGGGTGCTTACGTCCGTGTGTTTGTAGCTGATCTTGCTTAAACTCCTTCACACGCTCCCAATAATTTAGTGTTTTTTCTGATAAAAGCTTATGCCGTAAATCACTCGCACGTCTTACTTCCAACGACTTACCAAGGCTTTCCTTTTTCTGCTCTGCGAGTAGTTCCTCATTCTTTTTAAGGCCGAACTTTTCACCATAGTAACGTACGGTAGTGTAGTGTATATTGATAAGCTTTGCGATTTCACGGTTACCCGTAGTCGGGTAAAGGTGCTTCAATAGTTCTAATTTTTGGTCGTGTGTCATTTCCAATCCTTTCCGGTATCTTTCTTGAATTGTGCCTTGATTTCAGACGTAATGCGGTAATGCGATTCCAACTTCTTGCATAAGTCAGGGTCGGTTTCGTGAAGTTCCAAAAGCTTTGCGTACTTTTCAGCCGTGAATGGTTGCAGTTCGTTAGCCTTTGCGAACTTTGGAGCGGCTTCCTTTTTGCTTTGAACCTTGTTAATATCGCCCGTTGTACGTAGGTTGGTAGCACCATTTGCATCGTCGTCTTCTTGAATAACACCGAAGCAAGCAGAAAGGGAGTAACGGCGAGCATAGGTCAGCGCACTACCGTAGCCGTGTGGATCGTTTTTAGGCGCAGGAACGAAGGTAATGCCGTTGCTCATGGTTTCACCCGATTCGTGAATGATAAGCGTTTCTACACCCACTCCACCATCCAAGCGGTGAATGATTTGTGAGTACGTCAAACCGTTCTCGTTAAGCGGTTTCTTGATCGCATCCGTAACACTCGCAAGGTCTGCGTACTTGTTTCGGAAATGTGGGTTGGTACTGTCCTTTGAAGCACCTTCGATTTGGGCGGTTGCTTTAACCAAAGCTTTCGCCAAGTTTTTGATTGTTTCCATAATTTTGTTTTGGTTCACAAATATACAAATGAAAATTAATTGTGCAAACTTTTTAAGATTTAATTTCAAAGTGCATAGCGTCGTAGTTCTTTTCCTTGCCAAGGTTGATAAACCCATGCTTGTAAAAAATATCAACCATTGGTTTGTACTCATCCTTTGAAAATTGCGCCCGTGCCCATGAAGTTTTTAATCCATTGCGAACAGGGTCAAGGTCAATAGCAATACCCCATGAGTGACGGGAGTAATCATTACCGCCTCGCATTTTTCTGAAAGCAAAGCAACCACCGAATAAATCAATACCAAGACGTTGAAGTTCTGCAAGCCCGTAATGGGTGAGCAAATCTTTGAAAACGTTTTGAAAATTTGTTGCAATTAACCGGTGGCATCGCATCTTATTGATTGATGTTTTGGTATCCCAGGCCAACCGCATAGGGTAGGGTAGATTGATTGTTACCAAGTAATCGGAACCATCGTCATCGGGTTTCCCGTATTTCTGAATTATTTGTTTTGTGGTAAGCATATTACAAGAAAAATTTAGTTAGTTTAATCAAGGTTTGTTGATCGCAGTACCCCGTGTTAATTACCTTTCGATACGTCGGTGGTGATACTGGTAATTGATGAACGGATATTTTCCGTACGTTTCTGATTGTTTCCCATCGTTGCGCTAAGGCCGTGGAAACCAAGGGGCGAGCAGGTTTTCGCCCCCGTTTCATTTGTTTAATTTCTCGCATTATTTGAAATAGCTAAATATGATTGAATAATTTTCTACCGTGTTGAAATTAAGCTTAAAGGAAATCGCAACACCGATTCCAATTTGCTCGCTGAAACTTGCATCGGTAACGCATAGTTCAGGGTTCTTCATATCCCATCGGATTACCTCGTTAAGCAGTTCCCCAACGTGGCGATCTTCGTGATCGATGTACCCTCGAAGGTGTTTGAACATTTCAGTAACATCTTGAAAAATGTAATGGCTTAAAGGGTCGCACATATTATCGGAGTGTGCGTGGCCAATAAAGATTTCCCAACCTACGCAGGTTTTGTCATAGCTTGGTTTTACTTTCCAAAAGCGCAATGCGTCAACTGGAAACATCTCGTCGTTGATTGTTTTCATATTAAAGATTTGGTTTAATTAGTTTTACTTGGTAATCGTTCAAACCTGTTGTCGTGTAACCCGTCCAGTTAGTTTGAAAGTCGTAATCGTGTTTTGCGCACCAATGAAAAAAGAAGGTTAGCGCATCGATGTAATAAGTAAACCGCTCGATTTGCTCGGTATGGTTCACTCGGTTTTTGATAATTACTGTTGTCATTGCTTTGTTTTTTTGGTTTGTTTCTCTTTGGTTCTACAAAGTAAAGCAATAAAATTTAATTGTGCAAACTTTTTCAGAAAAAAAATGAAATTATTTTTTGAAGGCATAAAAAAACCCCCGATTTCTCAGGGGTTTAACCAAAAAATTAAACTACGAAAACAACGAAAACCGTGCTATCTTCTACAAATATACGACTTTATTTTCCTTCGTCAACAGTAATTTGCGAAACCGTGGTAATAATTGTTCCGGCTGTGATCAAATAACCGCTCAAAGCTACAATAGACGCTGGGAGCGAAACTGGTGCAGTAGCCAAAGCACCCCCGACCAAACCAACCACAATACCAATAGTGCGCAGTTTCTTAAAAAATGGTGGTGTTTCAGCCATCGCTCTTTCATAAATCGACATTTCGTTTGCCTTTTTAGGCAGTAGGTTTTTTAGATTTTTCATTAGTGATAAATTTAGTTGCAAAAATTTCTGTACCTTTTAATCCAAGGTAACCCATGATAAAGGCAATACCGTACTCTGCTGAACCGCCCTGCATCCTCAAACCTTCCACCACAATAGGAGTGAGGTAGTTTGCAGAAAATACACCGCTTGGAATACTCACCATCGCCTTCTTCCACGAAAATTCTTTCTTTCCGATCATAACGAGCGAACCCGCAAAGCCTGCAAATGACAAGCCGAGGTTAATACCTAAATCATGTAGTAACTGCTTCATATACGTTTGGTGCTTTTTCTTCTAAAAACAAACCTCCATGCGCTTCGAACTCCGCTTTTGCGGTTTCAAAGTCATCAAAGAAATGATTGGTGTTATCATAAATAACTAAATACTTCATAACAGATTCCCTTTAACAAATTGAACAGTTAACGTCGCCCCTGCCGTTCCAACTAAACCAAGAAATGCAATAGCAAAATTACCGCTTCCATCTTGTGCAACTGAAATGGTTGTTGAATTGTGCCCTGAAAATGAGTTTCCCGTTGTATTCGATGCGCCCAATCCATAGCGAACGTTTGTAGATGTTGTTTTGCAAACAAGAATTTCAAATTGTGAGTTAGTTCCTGAGGATTGCAAATACCTCGCACCGCCTGAATTAACGTTAATTCCAACTGCTGTATTTCCCGTTCCTGCGGTTCGCTCAATTACTCCCGAAATACGAATTACACCACCGACTGGAATGTTTGCAGAAGCAACCGTAAACGTCGTTAAAGTTACCGCAGTAGTTGATGTAGTGCTTAATTGACTAACGTCTTGGAAAAGGCTTGTAATTCGGTTTAAAGCCGTTTGTGTAGCCGTGCTTATTGGCTTATTTGCATCGCTTGTATTATCTACGTTTCCAAGTCCTACGGCCGTTTTATCGAGCGTTTGAAACGTTTTATCGCCTCGATAGTATTGTGAGGTTGTTCCTGCTGTTATTGTGTCTTCCTTGGCATTTAAAGCAGTTTGTGTGGCAGTTGATACTGGCTTATTTGCATCGCTCGTATTATCAACGTTTCCAAGTCCAACCATTGATTTGGTAATACCCGAAACAGTACCCGTAAAAGTAGGTGAAGCAATTGGTGCTTTTGCATCTAATTGCGTTTGAATTGCCGAGGTTACCCCGTCAAGGTACTGAAATTCTGCATTGCTTACGTTTCCGTTTGCAATCTTTGTAGCATCAATAGAACTTGGTAAATCACTACTTGTTAATGATTGATGTTGCCACTTTGCAGGATTGCCACCATAAATCCAAACATCACCCGCTTGCGGTGTACCACTTTGAAAATCTACCCCATGAACCCTGTGAACTGTTGGGTTAGGATATGTGCCTTGCAAATCCCCACCGGCATTCCCATTTGGTGGAAGTGATGTAGGAATGGTTGGTTTGTTCAAAATTTCAGCAACACCATTTACAGCGTTCCAATCTGAATTAACCTGAGCATTTGGGATGGTTGGTTTATTTAGGATTTCAGCAACACCGCTTACGGCATTCCAATCTGAATTGACTTGCGTTCCACCCGTAGATTTTACTTCCAAATCACCATCGGCCACACCGTCTTTGAACCAATACTCTTCCGCTCCGGTCCCATCGTCCACAATAACGGTTAACCCTACATAACGTCGGTCCTCTGCAATGGAACTCAAAGCCGAGGCCGTGGAAACAAATACACCTAATCGATCATCAACTGGTGCGGGTTTGTTGATTTCTAAATTATCGCTTAATCTAATCATTGTATTGTCATTTGTACGGTCGCTTCCGTTTGCCAACTTGTTACGTAAATATCGTATCCGTCCTGAGTATCGTACACCTCAAATAAATCCACGAATGAACCTTGATCGAATGCGCTTCGATACCAATGCGAGAACGAATAAGTGGAAGGTACGGCAAACCAAAGGAATAAGTTACTCACCGCTCCACCATCAAAGATAATGTTTATCGGTTTATCAATCGCAACGGCTAACGTATCGCCGTCGTAAAGGTCGATTAAATTAGTGGCTTCAACGCCACCATAATAACACGTGTCAGGGTCCATTTCCGTTGGAATGGTACACACGCTCAAAGCAAGTGGAACGTTAAACGATAGCACCGCTCTACATCCCGCAACACGATCGCCAAACCTATCAACGAAGTAATCCACGTTAGCATCCACCGAAATATCGAAGTCATTGCCAAAAGTCCGTTGGTATTTAATCATGAAATCCCCTGCCAGTTGAGTCATGTCGGACATAACCTCGTCGGGTTGAAGCGTTTGGAAGTTCAAAGCATTTGAACCAGTCGGACGATCTGCAACCTTTTGGCTTTCCTCAATTTTATCCATGAACACCAATCCAACCGTGAACGTGGCCGAATTAGAACCGAATCTTGCACCGTCCAACGTGGCGAAAACCAAAGGGTAATACACCCGATCGATTTCGGGAGTAACAAAGTTGGTTATTTGTGCGCTATCAGGGTCAAGGATGTTACCCGTACCAAACGAATTAACGAGTGGATGGCTCTCGCTGAACTCCTTTAAGCTTCTTTTTATCGTGTTCCAACTTTGCATTTTGTTCTTTTGATAGGTAAACCCGTAACTTTTCTACGTTCTTTTTGTGGTAACTCATAGATTTTAATAACAGTCACAATCTCGGTTATAGTTTGCTTGGTAACGCTTTGCGTAATCGCCACAACAACCGTAATTATCTAACACCAATCCCGCAGTGTAATTACGTCGGTTCGGCAATATAGTATCGATTTGTCCGCTTGGTGATTGATACGCAGGAAAGTCGGTAATATTTGTTAAGATATAACGTGTAATCCTTTCAGCATACCACTCCGCTTTCGATTTGTAGTAATCAATCAACCTTTGCAATTCACTCATGGAGGCCTGTGTACTGTTTTGATCCGTACCACGTTCCACATTCTTATTGCGTAACTGAAACCCGAAGGCCATCGGGAACTCCATTTGAACAAACATTTGTAAACATGGCTGAATGTAGTCAATAAGCAGGTCTTCATTCTCTTGGGTAAGATTATTGTTAATGATTTGATCAGCAATTTCTTTGTAAAGGTCGCTACCTAATATCGGTTGAATGTGCATCTCTTGGCACATAATAACCGTAGGGCGCAACTTCACCATAGAAACATTCTCGTTAATCAATGAAGCATCCTTTAACTGCTTCTCGGTTATGAATAAAGCTTTTTGGCTCATGCTTTCGGTTTTACTAAGGTTTGCATCCAAGTATGTCTACACGTTGGGTAGTGTTGGTTAGTGCCAGGTTTTGTATACCAACCGCCTTTACGCTCCCAAACCGAGTACCCCATAATGTCTGAAATTTGGTTAATGTCTTGACGGGTGTAATACCTTCCAAGTTCAATCATTTTCGAGCAAAATTCACGGCTACCTGCAATCAACTTTTGAGGACCGAACTCCGGTAGCACGTCGTATTTATACATCACTTGCACCAACGGCTCACCTTCGGGATTGCGTGGCTTAATAAAGTCCTTTGCAGACTCACCAAGCTCTTTTAACGCTCCACGTATATTGATAGCCTTCGCTTCAATAAGTGCGCTGATACGGTCTGAAATTAGCTGTATGTCCTTGCCTAACTTTTCGGCTAATTTATCCGAAGTAATTGCTGGGTCTTTCTCGATCAACTTCAAAATATCTCCGTCAAGTTCTGCGTACTCGGAAGCAAATTCTTGCTCTAATAACTCGAACCCGTAGCGCATGGGCCTACGTGTTACTTCAATAAACTCGGAAGCGTCACGGCCAAACTTTTGAAACAACGCTAACTCTTCTTTTTCCTTACGGAAATCGTGGTGAGTGAAGGCTTGCGATTGTTCAGGTTGGGTTAAATCCAATCCAACCAACTGTCTAATTTCGAGGTCGCTTAACTTCTCCAACACCTTATTCGCAACCAATGGAGAAAGGGCTTGAATCATGTCGGTTGTTTTCGGCACGCTTACAGTATCGTCTTTCAATCCCATCATAGCACGTAGTTCAGCACGGCTTGCAATTTGCAATAATGTAGCTTCACTCAACTGCTCTGTGATCGGTTCAGTTGGTTCGATTTCCAACACGCCCAAACCATTGAAGGAAAAAATGTAGTTAAACACCTTTTCCAACTTTTGAACTCGGTCGTTAATATAAACCGCCTTAAACAGTTCGTATGCTTCAACCAACTCTGAACGGCCACCAAGTTGACCGCTAACACGTACACCAAACAACATCGGGGAGGTTACGCGGTGAGCAACAAAGATTTCTTGCTGGATGGTTTCGTTGAGAATATTAAACTGCTTATCGAGGTCGTTAGCGTTTAATGGCTCAATCTTTAAACCCGTATCAGCACTATCATTGAAGTTCACCACGATACGCTCCCCATCGTCGCCTTTTAATTGCTTCTGTAATTGACGTTTGATTTCCCTTTGCTCTTCATCGGAAGGTACTCCGTTGTTGAAGTTGAAAAGGAAACCACCAAGAAAACCATTACGTAAATTATTCACGTGGTAATTGGCTATCCTTGCATCGGTTTCGATGTAAGCAAGCGCACCCAAGTATTCTGGGATAGGGTAATAACGCACACTCGGAGCGTAAGAACAGTAATAGAATAGTTGCTTACCTAACCGCTTTTCGGGATCAAACGGCATATATTCCGTAAGTCCTTCGGGTTCGCCAAACTCCTTCCACTCATCAGCGTAATAAAACTTGCTTCCATCCACGTTGCGACGTAGGTTACCAAAGTTTTTATGTGCGATTTGGCTAACTTTCCCGTGCATATTCCACACAATTTCCAAGGCAAAGCCGTTGAAAATTTCGAAGTCCAAAGCGGTCTTGTAAAGAATATCGTTCAAGTCATCGTAAGGGTTCGGGTTATCCATCAATCGGTTCAACTCACCAAGCATTTCGCTCGGTACTTTATCCGCTTCATACGTCCATCCCTTACCCGTAATGTAGTTGACTTTACCGTTCACAATAGCGTTATGCTTTGCGCTACGTTGGTACATTTCCAACAAATAATCTGGGTAACGATTGCTCTCCCCATACATTACGTAATCCTTTCCGTTCACTACCTTAAATTCGGGTAGCTTGGTTTCAAAGTCCTGCCGTACAATAGGCGAACTTTTCGGGATTCCGTACACATTTTTTA